ATATAATATTTAATATATATATATATAATAGCGCGAAAAAAAAAGACAAATCAAGTTTCACAGGAAATCTTTACCAAATCTTTACCTAAGCACTCGCTTCGTCCGAGAAGCAGTTATCTCTTCCAAAAATCGGGGTCGAGGGGAGACCACTCTTATGAGGATTCCTCATCTAGGACTTTAGTCCTATATTTAGATAAGTGGGTTTGTTCATTAGCAAAACACGTCCAGCATAATGGAGAGAATGAGGGAATCCATTATAAACCCACTTAAGTGGGTTCCAGGTCCCCTAGGACTAAAGTCCTATATGCTACTCTCCTCATGCCGTTTACCGCACTCTCGAAAGGAGCCAACATGAGCGTGCGCGAGAACAAGTATCAGAGTGAGCTGATCAAGAAGATCTCAACTCTGTTCCCACAGTCCATGATCCTGAAGAACGATCCGAATTATATTCAGGGCGTTCCAGATCTCTTGGTGCTCTGTGACGAGCGCTGGGCCATGCTTGAGGTCAAGGCTTCTGCCAAAGCCTCGCACCGCCCCAACCAAGAGTACTACATTGCTAAGCTCAATCACATGGGGTTCGCTCGGTTCGTGTATCCCGAGAATGAGGAAGAAGTCCTCAGGGATCTCAACCAGTATTTCAGCCAGGCGTGACGTATGCAGTTTTACGACCACCACAATCTCGCCGGCAAGCACGCGTTCCTCGGGGCCAGCAAATCGTCATGGCTCCGATACGATGAAGCGAAGCTACAGGAAACCTATCGCAAAGCACAAGCGGCTGCGCTTGGAACTCGCTTGCACGAATTAGCTGCAGAACATATTCAGTTGGGACTCCCATTCGGAGAGCCTGACGAACGCGACCCGTTGATGTCAACAGTCGCGAAGTTCGTTAACGACGCAATCTCGTACAAGATGAGCCCAGAGACGGTACTATATTACAGCGAGTACGCCTTTGGGACCGCAGACGCTATATCTTTTGACCAGGACTCCGAATTCCTTCGTATTCACGATCTCAAGACCGGGGTGGGTCCAACTAAGTTCGAGCAACTCGAAATTTACGCGGCCCTCTTCTGTCTCGAGTATGGCGTGCAACCAACCGTACAGATGCAACTCCGCATCTACCAACACGGTGAACCTCGAACCCATATTCCCGAGTCCGATGACATCCGGTATATAATGGGTCGTATTGTTCATTTCAGCGATATTCTCATGGAGAGCGACAATGACTGAAGATACTCTATCCCACTACGGCATTTTGCGGAAGTCCGGCCGTTATCCGTGGGGCTCGGGCAAAGACCCGTACCAGCGCTCACGCGATTTCCAGGGCCTCGTCAAGGGGCTTTCTGACAAGGGCATGAGCGAAGCTGAGATCGCTAAGGGCCTCGGTATGACCACTACCGAGTTGAGGGCCACCAAGTCTATCGCCAAGCGCGAACGCCAGGCGGTGGAGATTGCCATGGTCCGGAAACTCGATGCGAAGGGCATGTCCCAGGCTGCCATTGCCGACCGCATTGGCGTTTCGGCCTCGACCGTCCGAAACTACCTCAAGGATGACGCGGGTAAGACCTCGTCTAAGATCGAGGGCGTCGCGGATATTCTCAAGCGAGAGACCGACAAACACCGTTATATTGATATCGGCAGCGGCACTGAGGTCTCGCTAGGCACCACTGCAACCACACTCAAGCTTGCCTCGGCCACTCTCGAGGCACAAGGGTACCAAGTTCAGGATATTAAGATCCGGCAGCTCGGTAGCGACAACTACACATCCACTCGAGTTCTTGTCGCCCCTGGTGTTCCCAAATCTGAGACCGTCCAGAACCTCGACAAGATCAACGTCGTCGGCGTCCGCACTGATCCTGACGGCCACAAGCTGTCCCTCAAGCCGCCCGCACCCCTCGACTCCAAGCGAGTCATGGTGCGATATTCTGAAGACGGCGGCACAAACATGGACGGCGTCATCGAGATTCGTCGAGGTCTGAAAGATCTCAACCTCGGTAAGTCCAACTATGCCCAGGTGCGTATTTCCGTTGACGGGACGCACTACCTCAAGGGCATGGCCATTTACGCGGACGACCTTCCCGCGGGAAAGGATATTCGGTTCAACACGAATAAGTCCAAGAAGGTCCCCATGATTGGTGATGGCGATACGGTCCTCAAGAAAATGAAGGCCGACCCGGACAACCCGTTCGGTGCGACCATCCGCCGGCAGATGGAATATATTGACAAGGACGGCAAAAAGAAGCTGTCCCCTGTCAACCTCGTGAACGAGGAAGGTTCATGGGGTAACTGGTCTAAGACCTTGTCTGCCCAGTTCCTCTCGAAGCAGGATATTTCATTCGCCAAGCAGCAGCTGGATATTTCAACTGACGAAGCCAATAAGAAGTTCAGGGATATTATGGCCCTGACAAATCCCGTGCTTCGGAAGAAGGCCCTTCAGGATTTCGCAGATGGTTGCGATTCGGACGCCGTCCGTCTTCGCGCTGCCGCAGTTCCGGGCCAGGCATATCAGGTTCTGCTCCCAGTCACAAGCTTGAAGCCCACGGAAGTATATGCTCCGAACTTCAAGAATGGCAGCCAGGTCGCTCTCGTCCGATATCCTCATGGTGGTACGTTCGAGATCCCAATCCTTACCGTAAATAACGGCCATAAGGACGCTAGGAAGACCATTGGAGAGCTTGCCAGAGATGCTATTGGTATTCACCCGAACGTCGCTCAACGGCTCTCAGGAGCTGATTTTGACGGTGATACGGCCATGGTTATTCCAGTCACTCCACGGAGTCGTATTCGTTCGACGTCCCCTCTCAAGGGACTTGAAGGGTTCGACCCCTCTGCCGCATATCCTGGATATCCCGGGATGAAAGTTCTCAGCGAGACCGGCAAGCAGAAGCAGATGGGCATGGTCAGTAATCTTATTACCGACATGACTATCAAGGGCGCTACTGAAGCAGAGCTCGCCCGTGCAGTCCGTCACTCGATGGTAGTCATAGACGCGGCCAAGCATAAGCTTGACTACCGCACCTCTGCTGTCGATAACGGTATCGCCGAGCTCAAGAAGAAGTATCAGCCCGAGGGTGGCGTGTCCACTCTTATTTCTCGCGCCGCATCCGAGGTGGATATTCCAAAGAGGAAGCCCCGGTCCATGGCAAAGGGTGGGCCCATCGATCCCATCACAGGTAAGAAGGTTTACGAGGAGACTGGTGAATCATATTCTGTCACCCGTGAATTCAAGACCAAGGATCCTCGTATTGAGACCCGCCTCCGTACATCGAAGGCGACCCGCATGGAATTGGTGGACGACGCACGCAAGCTTTCATCGGGTACCCCCATGGAAGAACTGTACGCCCGCTATGCCAACGATATGAAGTCTCTGGCAAACACCGCCCGTAGAGAGATTGTCAATACCCCCACCCTGAAACGAGACCCGGGTTCTGCCAAGGAGTACGCCGATGAGGTAACCTCCCTCAAGGAGAAAGTCCGGGTAGCCCTCACGAATGCACCGCGGGAGCGTCAAGCTCAGCTCATTGCCGGGGGTGTCGTCCGGGCAAAGGTCGAGGAGAATCCTGGCCTGACCAAGGACGAACGTACCCGCCTTGAAAGCCAGGCTCTCAAGGCTGCTCGAATCAGGACTGGTGCTTCCCGCAAAGAGGTACAGTTTGACATCACCGATGCTGAATGGAAAGCCATCATGAACGGTGCTATCAGTAATGCTATGATGGAGTCCATCGCTCGTTACGCCGATCCTGAGCGCTTGCACGAACTGTCCATGCCAAAGGAAAAGCCTGTGCTTTCCGTCGGTGTTGTGGCTCGTGCTCGTGCCATGGCGAAGAACGGTGCAACCACCTCTGAGATCGCTGAGATGCTTGGTATTAGTACAAGCTCTGTGCTTGAAGCCGTGAAAGGAAACTGATTGAATCATGGCAACAATGTACCTTACAACTACTGACAATCCTTTTAGTCCAAAGACTGAGTTCGATCAGTGGTTGACGTTCGACCTTCAGAAAGGTTACAACTCTTGCGGCCTCCTGGACCGTGTGACCAAAACCAGTGACATTCTAAGTGATGCACTAGTTGCTGACGATGTCGAAGAAGCGATTCAATGGATTCTAGATCATGATGTTACTGGAAAGAGAACTTTCGTGATCGAGTGAAACCAATTCAACTGGAGGGAATACCACGGTTCTCCCTCCATTGACCCCCGGGGGGCTGTCATTTCTTGATGACCCCCCGCCCAAATCGCGCCCCACCTTCGAATTACCCCGGAGGTATATTTCGATTTGGGTTTTGGCTTGCCCCGGCCACTTAGTTCTCCATGCCTGTTTCTTGCTCCTTTCCGGGCATGGGCTGGGGCAGGCGAAAACTCAGATCGAAGTATAAGAAAGGACGCGCGATGGTCAAAAAGAAGACCAAAACGCCTAGAACTCCAGAGGAAGCTGAACGATTGGCTATCAGCGCCGCTATGGAACTTGCGACTCAGCAGATTCTTGATGGTACTGCGAGCAATTCAATGATCATCCATTTCCTCAAGCTGGGCTCTAGTCGTGAAAGACTCGAACAAGCTCGCCTTGAGGCGGACACAACTCTTGCTCGAGCCAAAGTTTCGGCACTTGAGTCCGCTGCTCGTACCGAGGAACTGGTTCAGGAAGCGCTGGCGGCCTTCAAGGTATATTCTGGAGATTCAGATGCGGAGCTATGACGAACTCAGTCACCTACACACATTCGAAGAACGTCTCGAGTATCTCTCACTCAATGGAGCATTTTTCGGCGAGACCTTCGGTGGATCCAGGTGGTTGAATCAGAGTTTCTACCAAAGCGATATTTGGCGAGAGGCTCGCACCCAAGTTATCGCTAGAGATCTTGGATGCGATCTCGGCCTTGAGGGATATGAGATTTACGACGGCATTGTTGTGCATCATATCAATCCTCTAACGCCTCGTCAGTGTGAGAATTTCGATCCTTGCATGTGGGATACTAACAATCTTATTTGCGTGAGTCGAGATACTCATAATGCAATCCATTACGGAACCAAGGCATTGGCTCTCGACGACTTCGATCCAAGATCACCCGGCGATACAAAACTATGGTAGGAGGCTAAATGTCGATTCTACATGACACAAAGACCTACCTCGGGTTGATGGAGGATGACTCTTCATTCGACAGCGAAGTTAAGGACGCCATTGACAATGCTTTGGCAACCGCAACTCAGCTAAATCGCGAAGTTGGCGACCTATCGTCCGAGGCAGATTATCCCGCTACGACTCTTGGACGGATCCTACGTCAATATGTGAACTTCTCAGTTCGACTGATGTTCGATCCTCCGCAGACCTCGTTCGCCATCAAGGCAGTCGAGGCTTTGCAAAAAGAGGCGGAGTGGCGACTGACCATTCAATGATGGGAGAAAACCATGAGCGAAGAAACTCTGTCTCACTACGGCGTCCTCGGCATGAAGTGGGGCGTCCGTAAGAAGACTGAATCTTCCGGCGGAGTCGGCCTTCGGTCCGTCGAGGAGAAGAAGAAGATCGGCGAAGCCGTCAATGCGGAGGCGTTTCGAACAGAACGCGCCAAGGCTGAGAAGGCTGCTGAAAAGGAACGCAAGAAGCACGAGTCCGAACTCAAGAAGGCCGCCAAGGCAGCAGCCCGTGGTGCTAAGAAGGCAGCGTCTGCGCTCAAGAAGGGCGCAAAGGCCGCTTCCCAGAAGCACTCTGAAAACAAGGCTGCTCGGGCTAAGGCTGCTGCCGAACGGGCCCGTAAGAAGCTCGAGAACCAGAAACTTCGAGACGCGCGAAAGGCGGAGGCCGAGCGCAAGAAGAAGCAGAAGGAAGCCGAGCGCGCTGAGAAGAAGCGAATCGCTGACGAAAAGAAGGCGGCTAAGGAAGCTGAGAAGAAGCAGAAGGAACTCGAGAAGCAGAAGGTTCCTAAGGGTGGTATTCCAGCCGACCTGCGGAAGGAAGCTCCTCGCCGTCTCTCGTCCACGGATCTGATCGAGCAGAACAAGCGACTCAACCTCGAGAAGCAGAACTACGAACTCAAGGAGAAGCTCCGAGAGTACGAGAATCAAAATAGGAGTGCTCTTGCCAAGACTGCCGATCTATTCGTCGACGAGGCTCGAAAGAACCTGACGAAGTACGCAGCTCGAACTGCAACTGACATGCTCACAGCAGCTCTCGACTCCAAGCTCAAGGGTACAGAGTATGAAGGCGTTGCCAAGATGGCTAAGGAGTCCTTCAACCTCGATGCTATCCTTAAGAATGCGACTGGTAAGAAGTAGGTATGGCGTTATCAAATACCGCTACTCCTAAGTATTATGCCCAGTTCCGCGAAAAGGTCCTAGCGGGCGAGATTCCAGTCTCACACACCATCGAGATGGAGATGAATCGGATCGACGACTTGATCGCCAACCCGAGATACTTCTATGACGACGGTGCCATTGATGGATTCATCGCTTTTTGTGAAAATGAGATGACCCTTGTCGATGGCAGCGATCTGACTCTGCTGGATTCGTTCAAACTCTGGGCTGAATCACTCCTTTCGTGGTTCTACTTCGAGAAAGTGACGAAGTTCGTTCCTGACGAAACTGGCCACAACGGTCGATATGTTCAGGTTGACGTTAAGAGACGTTTGGTTAACAAGCAATACCTTATCGTCGCGCGAGGTGCTGCGAAGTCCATGTATATGGCCTTTATCCACGCCTACTTCCTGACTATTGACCCCACCACAACTCACCAAATTGCCACGGCCCCCACCATGCCTCAGGCTGAAGAAACACTGTCTCCCTTCAAGACTGCCATCACACGCAGTCGGGGACCTCTGTTCAAGTTCCTGTCGGCGGGGACTGTTCACGCAACAGTTGGCGCTAAGGCTAATCGATCTCTGCTTTGTCCGACCAAGAAGGGAATCGAGAACTTCTCGACAAACTCTCTTCTAGAGGTCCGCCCGATGAATGTCGACAAGCTTCAAGGTTTGAGATCTAAGGTGAACACAATCGACGAATGGCTTTCTGGCGATGTTCGTCAGAACGTCGTATCTGCTCTCGAGCAGGGTGCGTCGAAACTCAACGACTGGGTCATTGTTGCGGTATCATCCGAGGGTACTGTCCGAAACGGCGTTGGTGATTCTATCAAAATGGAATTACTTTCGATCCTTAAGGGCGAGTACTATGACCCACACTCGTCGATCTGGTATTATCGACTGGACGACGTGTCAGAGGTTGGGGATCCAAACATGTGGGTTAAGGCCCAACCCAACCTCGGCAAGACCGTGTCTTACGACACATACCAACGAGATGTCGCCAGGGCCGAGAACGTCCCCTCCGCAAGGAATGACATTCTGGCGAAACGATTTGGCATCCCGTGTGAGGGATACACATACTTCTTCAAGTACGAAGAAACAATCCCACACAACCCACGAGAGTTCTGGCAAATGCCATGCGCCATGGGTGCGGACCTTTCTCAGGGTGACGACTTCTGTGCGTTTACGTTCTTGTTCCCTCTGTCCACTGGTGACTTCGGGGTCAAGACGCGAGCGTACATTACTACTCGCACATTCGACAAGCTTCCAGCTGCCGGGCGTGCGAAGTATGAGTCATTCATCCGAGAAGGTTCACTCCAGATCATGGATGGAACAATCCTGGACATGATCGAAGTCTACACCGATCTCGACGAATACATCTTGAGATCCGAGTATGATGTTCGAGCGTTTGGTTATGATCCGTACAACGCCAGAGAGTTCGTTGAAAGATGGGCAACCGACAACGGACCGTATGGTATCCACAAAGTAATTCAGGGTGCGCGAACTGAGTCGGTTCCGCTCGGTGAACTCAAGAGTTTGGCCGAAGACCGAAGGCTTATCTTCGATCAAGAGCTATTCTCCTGGGCAATGGGCAATACCATTACCCTTGAGGACACCAATGGTAACCGAAAGATCTTGAAGAAACGAATGGATCTTAAGATCGACTCAGTTGCCGCACTCATGGATGCGTGGGTCGCATACAAACAGCAACTCGATGACTTCAATTAACGAGAGGAGGTAATATGGGTATTATGTCACGGTTGGCTCGGGCATGGAACGTGTTCGCACATGATCGCCCAGATCGTTACAAGAATAGTAACTACAGCGAATACCGCCCAAGCTACCGTTCTATCGGATCTACAAACCTTGTCCAAACGCTATATAACAAGATTGCGCTGGACGTCGCGAACACTCCGATTCGTCATGTGAAGGTAGATCAAAATGGTAGGTATGACAGCGAGAAGGACTCTTCTCTGAACGAATGCTTGTCTCTGATGGCAAACATCGATCAGACTTCGAACGCTCTAATCTACGAGCTTGTCTATACGATGCTCGAAACTGGTAGCGCAGCTCTGGTTCCGGTCGACACAGACACCGCTCTGAACGAAGAAGGGTCATTCGATGTTCTTTCTCTCCGCGTTGGACGAATCGAGAGTTGGTACACCGACTCAGTCGATGTGAATCTGTATAACGATCGTAGTGGTAATCGAGAAACGATTCGTATCTCGAAGAACTCCGCTGCAATTGTATACAGTCCGCTCTACGATGTCACAGCTAGTAACAGCTCGTTGGCCAATCGACTCGCACGAAAACTCGATGCACTCGACGCTATCGACAATTCAGCTCTCGGTAAGAAGTTGGATCTGATTATTCAGCTTCCATACTCTGTCCGAGGCGAACTGAGACAGCAGCAAGCTGAGACTCGACGAGAAGCTATTGAACAGCAGCTTCGAAATTCGGAGATTGGCGTCGCATATGTCGACGGAGCCGAGAAGATCACGCAGCTCAATCGTCCAGTCGAGAACAATCTGCTTGATCAGGTCAAGTACCTGTCGGAGCAGCTTTACAACGCTCTTGGTTTTACCGAGAGTGTGTTCAACGGCACGGCTGATGCTGAGACTAACCTGTCTTACTACAACCGAACGGTCAAGCCGATTCTCGATACAATCACGAAGTCGGCAACTATGGTCTTCTTGACCAAGACTGCTCGATCTCAGGGACAGCGAATTATCTATGTGAGGGATCCGTTCGCGGCAACCTCGCTTGATAGTATCGCGTCGATGGCTCAGACGTTCATTACCAACCAGGTCATGACGCCGAATGAGATCCGATCGATCATCGGCTTGCCGCAGTCCACAGATCCCAAGGCGGATCAGTTGGCCAATCCGTATACGTCATCCGCAAACGCGGATCAACGGTCTAACAACGACCAGGAGGTTCAAAATGGCAGCGCCTAATGACGTCGCCGACTTCGACGGGTGGGCAACCGTCGCAGGCATCAAGTGCTCCGATGGGCGAGTCATCTCTCATCACGCATTTGAACAGAACGATGGGGCTGTCGTCCCTCTCGTCTGGCAGCACGGTCACGACAACGTGACTAACGTTCTCGGGCACGCCCAGCTCGAGAAGAAGGCTGAGGGTGTTTACGCCTATGGATTCTTCAACGGATCTCAGCAGGCAGAACACGCTCGCGAACTGATCGAACATGGCGATGTTACTGCTATGTCGATCTTCGCGAACAACCTCAAGCAGGATGGCAATATTGTCAAGCACGGCAACATCGTCGAGGTGTCGCTCGTTCTTAAGGGTGCTAATCCTAAGGCGACGATCGAGAACGTCACCATGGCCCACTCTGATGGTGAGGGCTACTCCGCGATCATCAAAATGGGTGACGGCGACGTGTCTCACGAAGACTTCGAGGGCTCCGAGGAATCGGACTCCGAAGATGAGTCCTCTGATGAGGACAAGACCATCGGTGAGATTCTTTCCACACTCACCGAAGAGCAGCTTGAGGCGGTCAATTACCTTATTGCTGCAGCCATCGATGGGGAGTCTGATGACTCCGAAGAGACCAACGAAGAAACTGAGGAAGATATGAAGCACAATGTCTTTGAGGGCGAAAAGACCCCCGAGAACACCCTGTCTCACGCAGCTTTCGCTGAGCTGGTTGAGACGGCCAAGCGAAACAACACCACTCTGCTCGACGAGCTGAAGCACGCTGACTACGGTATCGAGAACATTGGGTACCTCTTCCCGGATGCTAAGAGCATCACGGATGAGCCTATTACTCTCGACCGCGATCAGTCTTGGGTTTCGGTCGTCATGAACGGAACCAAGCACTCCCCCTTTGCCCGTATCAAGTCGGTCCTCGCGGACATCCGTGATGACAAGGCCCGAGCCAAGGGTTATGCCAAGAAGGCTCAGAAGAAGACCGAAGAGGTCATCAAGCTTCTGACCCGTACGACGTCTCCCACGACGATCTACAAGAAGCAGAAGCTCGATCGCGATGACATCGTCGACATTACTGACTTCAACGTCGTCTCTTGGCTCAAGAACGAGATGAAGGGTAAGCTCAACGAGGAAATCGCTCGCGCTATTCTCATTGGCGATGGTCGTACGATCACCGATCCCGACCGAGTCGATGACGAGGCCATTCGACCGATCCTTAAGGAGAATGACCTCTATGCGATTCACAAGTCGCTCGAGTCCAACACCACTGACGAGACTCTTGTGGACGACATCGTCCTGGCATCGGCCGAGCTTGAGGGCTCCGGCGCTCCGACGCTCTTCATTGCGAAGAAGCGCCTGGTTAAGATGCTTCTCCTGAAGGACAAGAACGGTCGCCGTCTGTACGAGACCGAGGCTTCCCTTGCGGGTGCTCTTGGCGTCTCTAAGATCGTCACCATCCCTCAGTTCGAGGGTCTGGAGCACGAGATCAAGGGTGTTAACCACGAGCTTCTGGCTATCGTGGTCGACCTGCGCGACTACACCATTGGTTCGAACGCCGGTGCGGAGCTCGGTATGGCCGAGTCCTTCGACATCGACTTCAACCAGTACAAGTACCTGATGGAGACCCGTCTTTCGGGCTCTCTGACGGCACCGTACTCGGCCCTGACGATCTCGCGCAAGAAGGCGTGATCTTATGTCGAGGTTTAGCGGCAAGCTAGGCTTCGTGATGACGCGTGAGACGGAGGAAGGCGTTTGGCTCGAAGACTTTGTCGAACTCCCGGTTAAGGGGACTATTCGTAGCCTCTATGTCAGGAACGACAACTCGTCTTCTGTCAACACCAACCTCCGTCTCACCAACGAGATCAGCATCCTGATGGACACCAAGATCGAGACATACCTCGAGACTCTGAAGTACGTAGTGTGGAAGGGGTCAAAATGGGAGGTACAGTCCATCGGCGTGAACTATCCACGGCTAACCATCAATCTAGGCGGTCTGTATGCGCACGTATAGAGACCTCCTACCCATGCTTCGGCAAGCGGTCCAGCACAACCGGGTATATTTCCAGCCTCCAGAGAATCTGAAGATTGGATACCCGGCAGTCGTCTTCCACTTGTCGAAGATAGAAATTGACCGTGCTTCTGATGTACCTTACAAAGGCGCTAAGGAATACTCGGTCACTCTCATCACCAAGGATCCAGAGCCAGACGTGATCGACGAAATCCTCAAGATCCCGTATTCGTCTTTGGATACGACATACATCTCGGACGGAATGAACCATTTCGTCTTCACGGTTTACCTTTAAGGAGGGTATCCTATGGCACAGATCAAGTGGGACGAAGAGGGCTCCCATTTCTATCACACTGGCGTTAACAAGGGCGTTCTATTCCCCTTTGATAACGCTCAGAACCGCTACAGCACTGGTGTTGCCTGGAACGGTATTAAGACGGTCACCGAGACTCCGGAGGGCGACGAGTCCTCGGATATCTACGCCGACAATTTGAAATACCTAACTCTGATGTCGGCTCCGTCGTTTAAGTTCACGATCGAAGCCTACACCTACCCGGATGAGTTCGCCGTCTGTGACGGCACCGCTCAGCTGGTTAAGGGTGTCAACCTCGGTCAGCAGCCGCGTACGCGCTTCGCGTTCTCCTACTGCACGAAGCTGGGTAACGACACCAAGGGCGATGCATACGGCGAACTGCTGCACATCATCTACGGCGCTACCGCAGCTCCGTCGGAGCGTGCATATAACACAGTCTCGGATTCGCCAGAAGCGATTTCCTTTTCTTGGGAATGTTCGACCGTTCCCGTTCAGGTGGACGGCTTCCAGCCGGTATCCGTCATCACGGTCGACTCGTCCAAGCTCGATGCGGTTAAGTACAAGAAGCTCACGGACAAGCTGTATGGCGTTGGCGCGGGTGGCGGTACTCCCGGTAACCCGACCCTCGTCATGCCTAACGAGCTGCGTACACTTCTGGCGTGATCTCACTCACGCTTGAGTTCGGGGGAGAGGAGCGGTTTGACGAACGTAGTAATACGTTTGTTACACTGGAGCCGTTTACGATTACTCTTACGCATACCCTGTCTGCGGTGGCTGAGTGGGAATCCGTCTACAAGCGGTCATTCCTGGAGACCCCACCACAGACTGGCGAAGAGTTGGTGTATTACATCCAATGTATGTCGGACCGCCCTCTCCCTCGAGATTTCGTCAAGCGGCTCGACCAATCCGTTCAGGTCAAAATAGCAGACTATTTGTCTGACACTGCTACAGCGACAGTTCTATGGAACCCACCTTCAAATGGCGGCCCACGAGATACCATGACCAGTGAACTAATCTACTGGTACATGACTCAGCTGGGTATTCCATTCGAGGCTGACAAGTGGAATCTGAATCGGCTACTTACGCTGATTCGTCTCGCCGCAGCTAAGCAGAACAACCAAAAGCCAGACGCCCGGGCCTCAGCTGCCCAGCGCGCGGCTATGAACCAAGCCCGTAGGGCTAGAACAGGGAGTAGAGGATGATTGACATTCCCGCTGATGCACAGGTCCCCGCCGGGCCTGACCCGCATGAGGACCGAGACCGAGCGATTTACGAAGGGAAGTAATGTATGAGTAAGATCGACGACGTTATGTCGCACGCCACTTACCGCCTTGGTTACTACGCTCCGGACGATCCTGAGCCGGGTTCTGAGGCTGGTCGATGGCTCGCTAAGAGTATGAACCAGCCATGGCTCGCTGGCCCATCCGAAGACATCTGGTGGTGTATGGCCTTCGTCTCCATGTGTTTCGACATGGCTGGCGAGATTGACGCTATCGGTGGTTACAGCTACAACACCGATGTCACGAAGAACCGCATGGAGAAGGTCTCCGTCGAGGACGCGCAGCGCGGTGATGTTGTGCTCTTCGACTGGGATCGCGACGGTATTACAGACCATGTTGGTATCGTCGAGGCAAACCTCGGTGACGGCTGGCTCCAGACCATTGAGGGTAATACCTCTCCGTCCAATGCAGGCTCTCAGTCTGCCGGCAACGGTGTTTACCGACGCCAGCGTTCTTTCGGAATTGACTGCGTTCTTCGGCCCAAGTGGTCCGATGCAAATGACTCTGACGATTCGGATGGCGCGGACAGCCTGACCGATAAGTGGTGGGGCAAGGCAACTACCTACGCTCTCCAGGCGTCCATGGGTCTTCCGGCTAACGGCTGGATCGAAGACCAGGACGAGGACAACGAAGAGTATTTCGAGCGTACTGGTACCGGTTGGGACTGGGTTGAAGATCCGCATGACGGTTCAGACACCATCGCAGAGCTTCAGCGTCGTCTCGACATTGAGGCAGATGGTATCGCCGGACCGGACACGGTGTCTGCACTCCAGCAGCACCTTCGAAACCGAGGCCACGAACTCGACGTTGATGGCTATTGTGGCTATCGCACGGTTGAGTGCCTCCAGTACGAGCTTGTCAACGGCACGCTCTGGGGTTGATCAAGAAAGGAGGGCCGTCATGATCGAGATGAAGTTCGATGCAGAGTTCGACATGTCAAAATGGTTGACACAAGTCAAGAACAAGAAGCTTCGTGACGTACTGGCAACTGCTGGTACTCGAGGTGTGGCGGCCCTCCGGGCCAATACTCCGGTTGGTACCGGGAAGACTGCTGCTTCTTGGCAGTATAAAGTCAAACAAACCAAGCGAGGTGTTAAGATCGTTTGGTATAACACTAACATTGTGTCGAAGGTTCCTATTGCGATCATCCTGCAATACGGACACGGAACACGACAAGGTGGTTACGTCCAGGGTAGGGACTATATCAACCCTGCGATGAAACCTATCTTCGACGAAATCGACCGAATGGTTGGGAGGGCCATCAATGGGTAAGAGTATTGAAAATAAGGTCGTCTCCCTGGAGCTCGACGATTCGAAGTTCACAAGCCGCGTTGACGGCGTTCTCCGTAATGTCGATCGCCTGAAGTCTGGAATGAATTTCAAGCAGTCGACTGACGGACTTGATAATGTTGGAAAAGCCGCTCAGGATGCTTCGAAGCAAATGGGCGGGATCGCCGATGGTGTTAAGAACGTCAACACATCCATCGTCAACAACTCAACGACTGCAGCCGCTGCCACAGCTAATGTTGGTGCGGCAGCAAAGATTTCGTCGACTAATTTTTCCATGCTCGCGGGTGCTGCTTCCGTGGCCATGGGTAACATCGCATCCAAGGCCCTTATTGCCGGCGGATCGGTGCTTTCCTCGTTCACGTTCGGGCCCATCCTAGACGGTTTCCGAGAATACGAGAACCAGCTTAACGCGGTTCAGACTATTCAGGCTAACACGTTCAGCAAGGGCGAAACCACTGCGACGATCAACGCAGCTCTCGACGAACTGAACGCTTACGCGGACCGAACCATCTACTCGTTCACCGAGATGACACGCAATATCGGTATGTTCACATCTGCGGGTGTCGGGCTGAAGGATTCGGTCGCCGCGATTAAGGGTCTGTCGAACGTCGCAGCAATGTCTGGCTCCACTTCAGAGCAAGCCGCAACGGCAATGTACCAGCTGTCTCAGGCGCTTTCGACAGGCTCTGTAAAACTTCAAGACTGGAACTCGATCGTTAACGCCGGTATGGGCGGCGAGCAGTTCCAGGAAGCCTTGAAGCGAACGGCACGCACCTACGGCGTTGAAGTCGACAAGATGATCGACAAGGCGGGGTCGTTCCGTAACTCGCTTAAGGACGGATGGCTTACATCCGAGATCATGATCGAGACTCTAACCCAGTACACTGGTGATTTGTCTCGCGAACAGCTACTGAGTGCCGGCTACACAGAGCAGCAGGCTGACGAAATCATGAAGCTCGCTGAGACGGCCAACGACGCTGCGACGAAGGTCAAGACTTTCTCGCAGCTGATCGACACGACTGCCGAAGCTCTGGGCTCGGGATGGGCTTCCATCTTCCGAACGATCTTCGGTGACTTCGAACGCGCCCGCACCATGTGGACCGCTGTGTCAGACGTGGTGAACGGAGGCATTGGAACTTTCTTTGATGCGCTCCAGGGCATTCTCGACCGCTGGGATGAACTCGGTGGTTGGGAGGAATGGTGGTATGGTCTTGGTGAACTCTGGACCGCTATCGCAAAGCCTCTCAAGGCTATCGGCGAAGGATTCTTCAGTGCCTTCCAGGGAGATGCCGGCAAGGCTCTGTACGATTTCTCGTACTACTTCCGTCACTCGATCTCCCAGTGGCTTATGATGTCTGACGACTTCGCCAACAACCTCGGTAAGGTCTTCAAAATGGCAGGCGAATTGCTCTCGCCAGTTCTTGAGGTCCTCATCGGGTTTGCGTCAGCGATTATCCAGATTGGTGTGGCCGCATTCAAGATCGGCATGATCCTGGCTGGCGTATTCATCAAGCCGATGATCCTGATCGCCGCGAAGGTTAGTGATATCGTCTCCGTCTTCAGCGACTGGTTCGGTCATATGCTTGGAGGTACCGACATCCTCGGAGGCCTATCTAAGGTCCTAGACTGGATTGTTGACAAGTTCCAGAAACTTGCTGACTGGATGTACGCCATCTCGGACGTCACGATCACTCCGATCTTCGACGGTCTCAAAGTCGTTATCGAGGCAGTGCTCAAGCCGCTCGGTGAATTCATCGAGACGATTAAGAAGGCTACTTACAACGTCTTCAAGCCTTTTGGCGATGCGGTCTCGAATTTCTTTGGCGCGATCTTCGGTTTCGCTTCTGGAACCGGTGGTCCAATGGAGAAGATCAAGTCTGCTTTCGGCGGGTTCGGCTCAGGGTTCCTTGAGAACATGACCAAGCTCGCAGACGCTATCGGACCCAAGTGGTCTGAGAAGGTCAAAGCTTTCTCGGATTCGATTCTCCCAATCAGCGAGACCATCGGCAAGCACCTTGGTGGTGCCGTTGAGAGCGCTGGTAAGGGAATCAAGAAGTTCTGGGATGACGCGTCTCCTAGGATGGCAGAAGCCTGGTCTGAATCGACTAAGCGGATGAAGGATTCGATCTCCGGGGTCGGTAAGGCCTTCGGTCGAGCTGGTGATACCATCTCCAAGACGTTTGCTCCACAGGTGCAGGCAGTCAAGGATTTCGGTAAGGCCCTCGGGGACATCTTCACTCACGTCGGGGATCATCTCGACAACAACACCTTCCTGTCGTCCATCGGCGACAGTTTCAAGAACATGATGAAGGCCTTTGGTCCTTTCGGATCTCTCATCAACGGCATCATCGATTTGTTCGGGAAGCTCGGGGATCTGACCAAGTCCATATTTGGTGGATTCAGCGATGAGGCGAATGGTGCAGCGGGTGGTCTGTCTACCTTTGGGAAAGCAGCCTCCGATGCGTTCGACACTCTCGGTGTTGTCGGCGGGACTATCTACACTGCGGCTACCGGCATTGTCGAATTCTGCGCGTCCGTTGTCGAGGCCATCGCGAATCTGATCGACTGGCTTACTAAAGGTATCGACAATATCAAGAAGTTCGCTTCCGAATCTCAGGCATTTGACTCATTCAAGAAGAATGTCGGCAAGGCATTTGACAACGCCGGATCTATGATCCAGACTTTCTGGTCTGGTCTCGGATCCAGCCTCAAGGACTTGTCGATTTCTGATCTCTTGAGTGGAATCCTGCTTGGCGGTGGTCTGGGTATGGGCTTCAAGACCCTTCAGACCATGCTGGGTCAGTTTACGAAAGTCACGGACTCGTTCAGTGGAATGTTCGACAAGTTCGGAAAGATTGGCGACTCGATTTCCGGAGTCTTCAACTCTCTGACCAGCGCACTGAAGTCCATGCAGGAAGTCATCAAGGCCAAGGCTCTTCGCGAAATTGCGATCAGCGTTGGTATTCTCGCCGGTTCGCTTTTCATCCTTGCGATGATCCCAGCACCTCGACTCATTCAGGGTGCGGTCGCCATTGGCGTCTTGACTAAGATCCTTCTCATCGCTCTGACTCAGATCAGCGAGATGAAAATCAACAAGATGCAGATCGCAGGCGTTATTGGCGCTGTCATGGCATTGTCTATTGCAGTCCTGCTGATGTCTATCTCGGTCGGAATTCTTGGGTCTATGAAGTTGAGCACTGTCGCGCAGGGCATCGGTGCCGTAATGGTGCTGGTGCTCGGCATGACAACCGCTGCGAAGCTTCTGGCTAAGGATAGCAAGACAATGATCCAGGGCGTAGGGTCCATGATCGCGATGGCAATTGCCATCAACATGCTCACAATTCCGATTATTGCATTGGGTCTTCTCCCAATTAAGGTGGTTGCCCAAGGCGTTATCGCCGTCGGCGTCTTGATGGGCATTCTGGTCGGATTCGTCAAGCTCATGAACATGGCCACCAAAGATCTCGGCAAAATAGCAGGCATTTCGCTCATGCTGGTCGCGTTTTCGTTCTCGATCCAGATGCTCGTTGCGGCCGTAGCCGTAATGGGTAATATGGAAATAACAAAACTGGTCCAGGGTATAACTGGTTTGTCCGCGGTGGTTCTACTTCTTGTAGCTATCGCGAATCTAATGCCGGCGACTGCCATTGTCGGAGCTGGGGCCTTGATTCTGACCGCAATTGCGCTTAATATTGCAGTCGGAGTGATTGTACAGATGTCCGAGCATAGCTGGGGAGAGATTCTCAACTCAATGGGTAAGGTGTTGCTTGTCGTCGGGGCCATTGCCGCGATATCGTTCATTGCTCTTGGCGCGGTATTCGGCATTGTTGCGCTTGCATTGATGGCACATGCCTTGGGCAACTTCGCGAGTGTTCTAAGTAGCATAGCCGGTTTAAGTTGGGAAGCTCTTGCTAACGGACTTCGGGCGATTGCTATCGGACTAGGTATTCTGATTGCGGCGGGGTATCTCGCCATCGGAGCAGCCCCCGGTCTGGTTCTCTTGGCAATAGCTATCGGAGTTCTTGGTGTAGTCGTTATGGGTATCATCGGCGGTATTATCGTTCTGGTTGCGATCCTCACAACGTTTATATCAGTCGTTGCTCTAGCAGGGCCGACCATTGGAGCGGGTATTGTTGCGATCGCTTCGGGTATTGCTGCCGCGGCAGCAATCATCGCGGCGGCTGCCCCGGCTATCCAGGCAGCACTGGTTGGCATCTTCACTGCAATTGAGAATGCCGCACCAGCATTTGGTAATGCAGTAACCGCTCTAATCAAATCGCTCATCCCTGCCGTGAATGAATTGATTATCTTGGCTGGTGTTGCCATTAGGCAGTTCATCAGTCAGATCTATCAAATCATTAAGCAGAAGATGCCTGAACTCGTACAGATTGTTACTCTCACGATCTCCGGTATCTTGGAGGCTCTTCGTAACGTCTGGCCTGAGTTCTTGAAAACGATTCTTGATATGTTGGGCCAATTCTTCTTGGCGATCGGAGAGAACATCCCTAAGTTCGCTGAGGCATTCAAGTTGATTCTGACGGGACTTATCGATCTGATCAAGACGAATATCCCCTTGGTTATCGAGGCCTTCTTGTCGCTGATACAAGCTATGCTCGATGGTCTTGCGACTAAGATCCCTGATCTGATGAAGTCTGGCGCGAACCTTATCGCCGCGATGATCAATGGTATCGCCGCTCAGTCTGTGATCATCATCAATGCTGCGTGGGACGCTGTCATTACGTTCATCAATGGATTTGCTGACGCGATCGATCAGAAGGGACCGGAGCTTCAAGCCGCGGTCAACAAGCTGATCCAAGCCATCATCCGATTCATCAAGAACGGTTTGACCGGCATGGCCAATACTTTCGCACCTCATGCAAGTTCCATCGGTCGCAACATCATTAACGGTGTTGTCAACGGTGTGTCTGGCGCTGCCGGAGCCCTTTACAACAAGCTGCGCGGTGTCGCATCGAGTGCTCTTAGCTCGTTTAAGAGTACTCTTGGTATTCACTCGCCTTCGCGTGTATTCGCGACTGCGGCTGGATTCATCGTTGCAGGTATTGTCCAGGGCATCGACAGGAACCAGGATGACGCGGTCGACGCGATGTCTGGTCTGGGTAGTGAGATGGTCAACGCCATGAGCAACCTGGATGCAGATTGGAATCCTGTTATCAAGCCGACTGTTGACCTCTCTGAGGTGAATGGTCTGCAAGATCTCACGATGAACGACCTGCATGCGAATGTTGTCGGAACATCAGTTCAAAATGGCAGCCAAACAGCGCAGGAAATTCGAGCTCTTCGAGATGAACTGCGCAACAACCATAAGCCGATGGTCTTCAATCAGTACAACGAATCACCAAAGGCGCTCGATCTCAATGACTTGTATCGTCAAACTGAGCGCCAACTCGAACGAATGAATAGGATTTAATTATCATGGTGTACTCCATGCTCAAACTACTCCCCATGAGTGGTCCCGGATTTGTAACCGATCTAAATCGGCCCGACGAAGGATGGGTTGCTCAGATCCTTAATGGATCGTTCGGCGGCAACAAGGAGTACAACTTTACCGGGAACGTTGTGACAACGGTTACGGATAAGCCTATTGACATCAATGTGCGTTTAACTCCAACTGTTCCCATCCCCAAGCGGCCGGCCCGATACTTTTTGGATGTTTTGGCTAATAGTTCTGATTTAACAGTTCAGATTACTGATGACAGCATCAAAGCTCCGTCGATCTGGTATAAATACAACGAGGCGACCTACACCAAGCCTAACGTGACATTCGATCGTAAAGTTATTTGGAAACAAGACTGTGTTATTCGCGAAATTAAGTACGATTACAGCGCCAACCCCGCCACAATTGATTTCACGATCACAACCAAGAACCCAGTTTTATACGGACCCGAGTTCGCAGTCTTCGTAGGTTTGAGCAACCAGAATTGGTCACAGGCCCTTAATGACGTCCAAACGATTCTCGATAAACTGTATATCAATATTGGGTATTTGGACATAGTTAGGTTGCGAATCGGTCTTCCACCAGTTGGAAACAATAGCTATCAGATTTTCAACAGTGGCTTGACTCAATTCAATGCATATGTTAATGGATCGTCAACGACCGAAAACGGATTCTTTGAAATGACTAAATCCGATACTGGCGGTCGCAACTTCAACATTACTGGTGGATACCAGGCTCTATCCTCGACCTGTTATGCCAGCGAAGCGTACCCGACTATTACCCCGAATGACATATCCGCATTCTTGAGGAATTTCCGCCGGCAACCTGTCAAATTCAGTGTGCCAAACATCGGCGATGCGTACATCGCTATGGATTTGGCTATGGTTAGGAAAGGTCTGTGATATGCCGAACATGGTTCAGGTCCTTGAAGACCGCGCTATGTGTACGTTCCGGTCGCACCCAGTTTTCGACATGCTCATCAAAGAGGGTTTGTATACCTCATCGATGACATTTCGATGTAAGGGGGTCTTTCCGTGGCCACCGGGTGTACTCGTGTGCTGTATGGGGAGTACTAAAACCCCGTTCATCGTCGAAGAGATCACGTATGAGTCTGAGGGGATCAGCGAAGTCCGCGGTGTTTCCGTATGGGAAGCTTTGAAGCGAAAGAACAAGGGTGGTTGGTATTACGAACACCGAGATAACCCGGTGTGGCCTACGCAGATTGACCCTATCACGGTTTTGAACGGGGCACTAGAGAGCATCAACAACAACAAGTACCGATGGTTCCCATTCTGGCTAAAACTCAATGCTAACGGACAACACCCTGATTACCAAATCGATTTCGATCTGACTGCAAGTATTTATGACGATGTTTATGCCGCTGCGTTGTACAACCAGTTGTTCTTTAAATCGTTTATACTTCCCACAAAAGACATTCCATCGAACATTACGGTCTGGTTGGAAATTGGATCCTTGAACAGCACGTCAGTGGCGCCGATTGATATTGGTGCGCTGAATTCAGTCCACTCTCGAGTGGTCCGTCGACTCCCTCAGCATCCGACACACTGGTATATCCAGAAAACAAAGGACTACGGATCGTGGCAGATGGCGTCTCGAGGGCGTATTCGCACGTGGTACGAGAACCGCGCATACATGCAGGAAACCTCCGACTGGAAAGGTCCGTACCGATACGAGTCGGGTATTGTTGGTGACCAGAGCCGAGAATGGGGTCAGACCACTGAGGAAATTCGATGCGAACCACTCAAGTCTGTGGAAGTCACCGTTGATGAAGTTTCGTCGGAAACGTTCCGGAGGCTTGAGATTGGTAATCCAGTGAAATGCTCGATCATGGGCATTCTTATTTCGGGTTATGTCATCGAACGTACAATCAGTGGCGGAGACAAGACAAATTATTCGATCAAGATCCAACCTGATCGATTCTACGAAAACGGACAGGAGGTTACCGATAAGTGGATCTAACAAAGATCGCCGAAATGGCTAATCCCGCAGTAACAGCACTGCTCGGTAGCTCCGGAATCTGGATGTGGGTTAAAACAAAGTCCGACCGCAACAATTCCGAAGATAGACTACTGCTGGCAGTTGCTAGGAGTCAGCTCGTCGAGCAGGGTCGTGAATACCTGAAGCGCGGATACATCACGATGGATGAGTATGAAGAATACGAAGACCATTACAAGTTGTATTCCGATCTGGGTGGAAACGGCCTTGCTCGACGCATATTCGAACAGGTAGATGATCTACCCATGATGCCTAACGGCATTGACGGAAGGAAGAACTGATGAACAATCAGACCTACGATATTCTCAAGCGCGTGGCGCTTATCATCATCCCCGCACTCGCGACGTTTGTCAACGCCGTGGGTATCGTGTGGGGCGTCCCGTACACCAACGAGACAACCGCGACAATCACCGCGGTTGGCGTCTTCCTCGGGGCGGCTCTTGGAGTCTCTTCCAAGAACTACGAACCCGAGACGCACGGCAACATTGTCGTGACGAAGCATGATGACGTCTACGCGGACTTCGCGTCCGATCCTGCGAACCTCAAGGATGGGGACACCATCGTCCTGAAGGTATCCAAGCCCGAGGAGTAAGAAAAACGTTCGACATAGTGAGTACTACCCACTCTACACGAAAGGACTCACCATGTCTAACGTCGAACGCCTCTACGAACCTGAGGACCTCGAGAACGAGGTGCTTAACTGGCTCGGTGGAGAGGACCCGTCGACCGGTGAGTACACCACTGCGGTTGGTAACCTCGAACGACTGCACAAGCTCGTTAAGGATAATGACCTTAAGGAAAAGCTTATGCCTTCGTCCGAGACTATCGCCAACGGCGTGGTGTACTTGCTCGGTCTTATGGCGGTCCTCAACTACGAGCAGACCCACGTTCTTGCCTCAAAGGCATTTTCGATGCTGAAGTTCCGTAAGTAGAACTGCTCGAAAGTCTATAACCCTAAAATCTAGGATTATAGACTTTTTTGCCTTATATTTTACGCGGAGAATAATGAGAACTATCAACCCTCTTTGAAAGGAACCGCCATGTACTACATCATCCTGTACGTTTCCATCCTCATTCCTCTTTCTCTCGCTATTCACTACGCGCTCATGCTACGCAATTACAAGATCCATCTCAACCAGGTCTTCCACTCGTACAAAGCCGCAAACATTAATCTTAGCGAAGGTAAGAGCTACGAAGAAGCGATGGACACTCTGATGAATGATCTAGATGTCGTGTTCTACCACTGACTCTCGTCCTATAACCCCTAACACGGGTTATAGGCTTTAATTAACACGAACTAACACAAACTTTACACAACTAATAATGAGAACTATCAACCCTCTTTGAAAGGAACCATCATGTTCAACGCACTCACCATCACTGTCTGCATTCTCCTCGCCCTCTCTTTCGCCTACAACATCTGGCTCGCCTATGTTGCTGACCGCTACGAGACCACCATCAAGAAGGTGGCCGCCTCGTACTGGCACGCATACCGCGACCTCGCTGAAGGCGAGACCAAGGCTGAGGTGCTGGACACCCTCATGCGTGACATCGATCACGACCTCAATGACTGAAACCCCTCAACCCCTATAACCCCTAACACGGGTTATAGGCTTTGACAGCATATTTTACGCGGCGAATAATGAGAACTATCAACCCTCTTTGAAAGGACTACTCTCATGTCGAAGTACGCTTACTCCTTCGTTGCCGCCGCTACCCTCGCGATTGCAGCACCTGTATTCTACAACCTCGGCAGGATTGAACGCACTGTATTCTACAGCAAGACGTTCAACTACGCCTGCTACGGTAAGAACCAGATGCTCCGCAAGCTCTGCGTGGAGCTCATCAACAAGGACCTGAAGCTCACCATGAGCATCCCCGACCTTGAAGAAAACTGAACCCTCAATCCTATAACCCCTAACACGGGTTATAGGCTTTACACGTCAAAATAGGAGTAATCATGACCGCTTTGGTTGTAACGCTATCCCTCATTGCTGCGCCGTTTCTCTGGTTGTATATTCTGTATCTACTTACGTGCATTTTAGTGTACTTGGAGAACCCTGTGGTCGAGCTCGTCGAAGAGCTCCGCAAAAAACACTCGAATACTAATGAGAACTAACCACTCCAGAAAGGATCTCACCATGTCCAACTCGAACGAACTCGAAGAGACCACCCCGAAGACCCCTCTTATGGACCGCATTAAGACGGTCGCCGAAAAGAGCGTCCCGGTTGCCAAGGTTGCTGCCTTGAGCTCCGTCGCTATCTTCTTTGGCGCTATGACCATCGCCGGTCTGCGAGCGTCCTCGGACTCCTCCGAAGACGAGTGACACTATCCTCTGAGAACTCTCTCAACCCCTATAACCCCTAACACGGGTTATAGGCTTTGACAGCATATTTTACGCGGCGAATAATGAGAACTATCAACCCTCTTTGAAAGGAACCATCATGTTCTACGACATTCTCATTACCGCACTCGCCATCGCCCTCACTGCACATGTTTGGTACGCGATTGGTTTCGCTTTCTGCCGTTTCGGCGTTGTTAACTTGCTCACCAAGATTAGCATCCGAAACTGGCTCGTTCGCGAGATCGTCTTTACCATCATCAGTATCACGGTGATGCCCATTTGTGCACTGTACCTGATTGTCACCAGTGCATGTGTCACCCTTGACCTCAACTGACTCTCACCCCTATACACCATACACGGTGTATAGGCTTTATTCTGAAAGGAAGCACAACCATGACCATGCGAAAGATCTTCAACCTCTCCGAAGTCGACCTCAGCGTTCCCGAAGGATCACTCGTCTCGATCTCGGTTGCTCACTCGGAGCCCATACGTCCGAACCCCCTTGAGACGACTGCTCTCGGGGTGCTTGTTAGCAAGCATATCGGCGGCAAGGCGATCAAGCCTAGGCGTGTCGCGCCGTACAACTACGAAGACATCTACTTCATGGATGGATCCGGTGAACGACTCCTCATCTCCAGGGATGAGGCCGATAAGCCCGACGCGAAGTATGCGATTGTCCCGTTCCGGTTCATCATGACTGACCGCCGGCGGGCGTTCGCCAAGAATATCGTCATCGTCGACAACACCGAGCTCCACGAGCCCTACATTATTGTTGACTCCCTCGCGGTCGGATCTGATCCGAACTTCATCCCGATCGCTGCAACATCCATCCTCGGCCTCGATCTCTCCGAGTACGTCGCCAACCTCTGACATTCATCAACCTCCATATTTTCAAGAAAGAAGCACAATCATGTCTATCAAGAACACCATCAAGCTTGCCATGAACTGGATCAAGTCCAACCCTCAGATCCTGATCACGGGTCTCGGTATCGCAGCCTCCGTTGCGACCGCTATCACCTCCGGTAAGGCCCACGCCAAGGCTATCGCCGACGACAACGGCGTGTCCGACAACCTGCTCGACTTCGCCAAGCGCAACTGGATGACCTACATTCCCGCTGCGGCAAGCCTGGGCGTCACGATCTTCGCAATCGTCTCCCTCCACAACGTCACCTACAAGAAGTACCAGGCTCTCGCCGCCGCGTACTCCATTTCTCAGATGAACGTGTCCGAGCTCCGCAAGAACGTGCTCGAGCAGGTCGAGGTCATCAAGAAGGGCGGCAAGCCGGCCGACAAGAAGGCCGCCGAGAAGAAGCTCCCCGAGGGCTCGATGGTCATTTTCGGTGACGAGGAGGTCCTGTGCAAGGACGCTATCACCGGACGTACCTTCCGTTCGACCGCGGAGAAGATCCGTGGATACTGCAACAACATCTCTGAGGACCTGCTGAACTTCGGCCCCTGCCCTCTGAACGACTTCTACGCTCAGATTCACATCGGTGAGACTGGCGTTGGCGATGAGCTTGGCTGGGATGGCGGAACGACCATCAAGCCCGAGTTCCGTCCGGTGCTCCTGCCCTCCGGTTCGCCCGCGATTGAGGTCGCTCTGACCCCTGCCCCTCAGCCGAACTGGTTCAAGATCGGTTGAAGAGCCGTGACCAAGGAGAATAAGGTCACTTTCACAGACGAGCCAATCGAGTATTCCGATCCACCAGAATACTGGCCAAACACAAAAAACGGGAGTCCTAATGAGAACTAACCCTCAAGAAAGGACCCCTCCCATGTACACCTTTGGAATCATGCTTGGCTTCTTTGGCGTTTGCTGCGCCCTCGATCCCAACCGTGCTCGCAAGAAGGCATACAAGAAATCCCAGAACTGAGACCCCCTCATCCTATAACCCCTAACACGGGTTATAGGCTTTGTCCGAACTGAAAGGCAGTCACTACAATGGAAACCTTCGGCACCATCATCATGCTCATCATCATTCTCGCCTTCATCACCTTCATGATGATCATCAACGCGATCACCAAGATCCTCGGCGGAGGTACCGGCAAGATCGCTGCTACCGGCTTCGTCGGATTCCTCCTTCTTAAGGCCTTCGGCCCGAAGCTTGAGAAGTACATCGAGGAGTACCGCAACATTCAGAACAAGTGACCACTCAAAACTTAGTATTAGGAAGGAACATCGTGAATCGCGCACTCGCGTCTATTGGCATTGCTGCAGCTGTTGTCTGTGGATCCGCAGGCCCTGCTCTCGCAGCAGACAACCCCATCGATGCCAAGATCACCTATATTTCCTCAGGCAGTTCCCAGGTCTCTGCACCTCAGTCTGGTACGAGCACTCCTTCAACCAAGCCGTCTCCCTCCGAGACGCCCATTCCTTCGACCCGACCCTCAACGAAGGCCGAAGCACCCAAGACTAGCGAGACCAAGCTCGCTAAGACCGGATCCAACGCAGCGTTCCTCGTGGTTCTGGTTCCCTTTATCATCGCAATTGGAACGATCTGCGCATTTGCTGCGCGAAAGGAAGACAACTGACATGCAGTCCATCAAGGTTAAGTACATCAACTTCTTCGGCGAAGAGACCGAAGAGAAGCTCCACTTCCACCTCTCCAAGGCCGAGCTCATGAACATGGAGCTCAAGCGTACTCCGCTTTCCGCCAAGATCGCTTTGATCAATGGCGGCGAGGCTTCGCCCATGGACGCCTACAAGCTCCTTCAGGAGTTCGTGGGCGCTGCCTACGGTGAGCGGTCCGAGGACGGTACGCGATTCTTCAAGGATGAGCGTGCAACCAAGGCGTTCCTTGCGTCTCCTGCATTCGACGCCCTTCTGGACAAGCTCAGCAACGATCCCAAGTTCTCGAATGGGTTCCTGGCCGGCCTCTTCCCTGATGACATCATGGGTAAGGCCAAGAAGCTGATCGAGGAGCACCCGGATGCTTCCCTCGAAGAGCTCCGCAAGTTGGCTGAGGCCAACTGATGTCGGACATCGTCCCCATCGAGCCCACTCGGCCCACTGAGGTCTCCCTCCCTGGCAACACTGATAAAGCCAAGGAGGGGGCCTCCCCCGAGAAGAAGGTCATCGCCAAGGCTAAGGTCCAGAAGAAGTCTGCCATCAAGGAAGCTCTTCGGACTTTCTTCGCTCAGGATCTCCCAGAGATTGCTGAGCATCTTGTTATTGACGTGGCCATCCCGGCCGCCAAGAACGCTATCACCGACATGGTGACGCAGGGTATTCAGCAGCTGCTGTATGGTGAAGTTGACCCCCGGCGTCGTTCTTCGTCTGGGTACACGTCATATTCCAGTTCCTCTCGTTCGGATCGAGGGCGGGGTTACTACGACTCGCGTCGGTCCGAACGTCGCGAACCGCGTCAGCCTAAGCCCACGAACGTCGAGGACCTTGTGTTCGACACTCGCGGCGATGCCGTTGACGTGGTCGAATTCATTGCCGAACAGATTGACGAATATGGTCAGGTCTCGGTTGCAGATCTGATGTCTTCCGTCGGCATTCAGCCCCGATACACCGATGAGCGCTGGGGTTGGACCACAACCGATGCGTTCGAAATCCGACAGATCAGGGAAGGTTGGCTCGTCTCTGCCGACCGTCCCGAACCACTCAAGTAACATATTTGCTCAGAAAGGAGCACATTCAAATGTCTATCACGACCGCTTTCCACACGGGCATGGCTCGCATCTCGAAGCATGCCCCCACCATTCTCTCTGTTACCGCCTCTGCTGGCGTCGTCGCAACCGGATATCTCGCATGGCGAGCCGGCACTCGATTCGAGGATTGCGAGGGTCGCGACTGGGATCGTCGCAAGGAATGCATCCGTAATGCAGACCAGATCGCTGATGAGGACGTCCACAAGATCGAGATGAAGAACCGTATTCTCTTCATCCTTGACACGGCTTACACCTGCGCACCTGCTGCGATTGTCGGCGTTGCCACGATCACGATGATCTACTTCTCGAACTCGATTTCGAAGAAGCGTCTTGCGGCCGTTGGCGCTGCGTACACTGCTCTCCAGACTGCGTTCGATGGCTACAAGAAGACCATGGTTGACGCACTCGGTAAGGAGACGGTCGAGAAGATCACTCGCCCGAAGCTGCCCAACTACGACAAGACCGCCGAGGAGATCCTCTCTTCCGATAACAAGTCGGATGCTGCTGACGTCGTTGATGCGGTCATCGCATCTGTTAACGACCTGTCTCCTTACGCACGCATCATCTCCGAAGAGTCCTCGAACTGCTGGGACGAGAACGAGGACTACACGTCTGAGACTCTGGCCGCTGTTCAGCTGTGGGCGAACCGTCGTCTCGAGCGCAAGGGTCACCTGTTCCTGAACGAGGTCTTCGATCAGCTTGGCCTGTCTCGCACTCGTGAGGGTGCTGTCGTCGGATGGATCAAGAATTCTGAGGTTGGCGACGGCTACGTCTCGTTCGGCGACTTCGATGCAAACATCTACCGAGTCCCGTCTGACGACTACTCTCGTGTTGACTCGAACTTCATTGTCGACTTCAATGTTGACGGAATGATCTGGGATAAGATCTGACATGCACTACACATCCTGGCTTATCAAGCGAGGGTGTCTCGAAAACTACTCGGAGCTTGCTTCGGTGTGGGATGAACTCGATTTCGTGTGGTATATTCCTGAGGACGAAGATAAGGCCATTCAGGCTCTTCGCATGAGGGACGAATACTGCTACGAAACGGGTATGCCCTCTCCGAGGCAAGCTCCGGCTTCGTTCCTTGAGATCTTTGTGAGCATTACTGATACACTGACAGCTATGCTGTATCAGGATCGGGAATCGTTCACGAAGTCTATCCTTCTGAACATGGGCGCTCGTTCATATTCTGACGACGGGCGCCTACCTTCAGAAATTCATAAGGAGGCGCTGAACATCGCCGAGCGTGTGATGTACAGGACCTATTCGAGGAACGGAACCGGCGGATTATTCCGCATACCGGGAATCGATGTTCTCGAGATGCCTATTACGACCCAGATGATTCAATGGGCCAACCTGTATGATCCGTATCACTAAAAAGGAGGCCACAGGAGGTGGACTTTTACACGATTGAAACGGCCCCCATGCGGGGTCAAGCAGGAATGATGGAAGTTATCCCCAGGTTCATAAATCTTGAATCTAGGGATATCATGCTACGAGACGGCGACTTTGTCGCTGTTTGGAATCCGAAGGCTGGTCTCTGGTCTAAGCACGAATTCGACGTCATCGATATTGTTGACAACGACGTGCGTGATTACGTAGCCAAGTCTGGTATTCAGAATCTATTTCCGCGACTATGTCGGCGAGATGCGGATGGTGTATGGAGACAATACCGGCAGTGGTCTAAGAATATGGTCGACACAGATCACCCAATGGACCGAATGCCAGTGTTTGCAGATACTCCGATTCGTCAAGAAGATCACGTCTCGTATCGCCTCCCATATTCGCTCGAAGAGGGTGAGCCGACCTGTTGGTTAAAACTAGTCAATACTCTGTATGACCCCTCAGAGCGTCAGAAGATCGAATGGACTATAGGTTCAATTCTTACTGGAGACAGTCGAAAGATCGACAAGTTTCTTGTCTTCTACGGAGATCCTGGTTCTGGTAAATCCACCATCCTTAATGTGATGCAGAAACTATTTGGAGAGTTCTGTGTCCCATTTGATTCGGAATCACTCGCTCAACGGAATAACGCATTTGCGCTCAGTGCATTCGCCGACGATCCGTTGGTGGCTATTGAACATGACGGCGACTTGAGTCGAATCGAGACAAATACACGTCTAAACTCGATAATCTCGAATGAGATTCAACTCGTTAACGAGAAATTCAAGAAGCCTCGTTCTATGCGCATCTCGACAATGTTGATTATGGCATCGAACAACCCGGTCAAGATCACAGATGCGAACTCAGGCATCCCTAGACGTCTACTTGATGTTACACCATCGGGAAGACGTCTATCGATAGATGAGTATACTAGTGTCATGGACGGGGTATATCAGGAACTTGGAGTTATTGCCAAGCACTGCATTGACGTGTATCGTAGTCTAGGCCCGAACTATTACCGAAATTATAGGTCGCGGACAATGATCTCGGAAACTAACCCGGTGTATAACTTCGTTACCGAGGTATACGATGGCTGGGGTGAGGACGACAAGATCACTCTCGCTAAGGCATATTCTGATTATAGGGATTATGTCGAAGAAACTGGTATACAGTTCCAAATGCCTCGATACAGATTCAAGACTGAGTTTCGTCGATATTTTAGAGAGTTCCACGATCGAATCATGATCGATGGTATACCGTATAGGAGCCTGTACATAGGTTTTCGAAATGATCGATTCGAAAGCAAACTCAAGGAGTCATCTCCAGTCAAAACCGAGAACTGGCTTGAATTAAATACCGATAGTGTATCCATATTTGACGAATATTTCGGTGGTTGCAAAGCCCAATATTCGTCGAATGATGGAGCGCCTCGACGGGCTTGGCAATATGTCGGAACAACCCTACGCGATATTGTTCCCGTCGAGGAACACTACGTACTCATGCCTGAGGAATACATCTGCATTGACTTTGACCTGAAAGGAGACAATGGTGAAAAAGACCTCAATGCTAATCTTCGCGCTGCTTCTGCTTGGCCTCCGACGTATGCAGAAACGTCGAAAAGCGGCGGCGGCATCCACCTCATCTATCGATATCCTGTCGATAAAGATACCCTTGCTGAATATTCGCCTGGAATTGAAATCAAACGATTCCGGGGGAAAGCGTCTCTTCGGAGACGACTGTCCCTTCACAACAACAGAGGTATCGAGGATTATCCGGGAGACCTCCCCGCAAAGGCCCCAAAGATGATCAACAAGAAGCACGTCCAAGATGAGAACCACCTCAGGTCACTCATTGCTAAGGCGCTTCGTAAGGAAGTGCACGCAAACACTGCCCCTAATGTCGACTTCATCAAGAGTATTCTCGATGAGGCCTATGAGTCTGGGATCACGTACGACGTCACAGACGCTCGTAATGCGGTGACCTCTTTTGCGATGTCTTCGACAAATCAGAAGGATCGTTGTCTCAAGATGGTCCAGCAGATGCACTTCATGTCCGAAGACAAGGCAGAGGTCGCCGAGGAGGGGAACGGACGCATCGCATTTTACGATGTTGAGGTCTTCCCGAATCTGTTTGTCATCTGCTATAAATTCCCCGGCGAGGAGGTTGTCCATTTCTGGACGAATCCCTCCGCCAAGGCAGTGAAGTCGTTGTTCGATCTTCGGTTGATTGGATTCAACAACCGAAAGTACGACAACCACATCATGTATGCAGCGTCGCTCGGATATTCGAACGAAGAGCTCTTCGAGATCTCTCAGCGTATCATCAACAACGAGAAGAACGCGACATTCCGTGAGGCGTACAACCTCTCCTACACGGATATTTACGACTTCTCGACGAAGAAGCAGTCTCTCAAGAAATGGGAGATCGAGCTCGGGATCAAGCACCAGGAGAACAACCTCCCTTGGGACCAGCCAGTTCCTGAGGGCCAGTGGGATGACGTCGTAGAATACTGCAAGAACGATGTCAAAGCCACTGAGCTGGTGTTCGACCATCTCGCAAGTGACTGGGGCGCTCGCAAGATCCTTGCGGAGCTCTCGGGTCTGAGTATCAACGACACCACAAACCAGCATACATGTGCTCTGGTGTTCGGTAAAGATCGTCGACCAGACAAGTCGAAGTTCGTTTACACCGACCTCAGCGAGATGTTCCCAGGGTATATCTTTGACAAGTTCAAGGGTTCGTCCTATCGTGGAGAAGATCCGGGGGAGGGCGGCTACGTATATTCGGAACCCGGATATTACGAGAACGTCGCTCTCCTCGATGTCGCGTCAATGCACCCGACGTCGATCGAGCAGCTCAACCTGTTCGGCCCATATACTCAGCGTTACAGCGAACTCAAGCAGGCTCGCGTGGCGATCAAGCATAAGGACATGGACACATTGAGTAAGCTCTTCGACGGGCGTCTTGTTGAGATCGCGAAGAACTACGATCTTGACGAACTCGGCAAGGCCCTCAAGATTCCGATCAACTCCATGTATGGGCTGACGAGCGCTAAGTTCGACAACCCGGCATGGGATCCTCGGAACGAGGACAACATTGTCGCGAAGCGAGGGGCACTGTTCATGATCGACCTAAAGCACTACGTGCAAGATGAGCTGGGTCTTACGGTCGCCCACATCAAGACGGACTCTATCAAGATTCCTGGAGCCACGCCTGATGATATTCAGAAGGTGATGGACTTCGGGAAGAGGTACGGGTACGACTTCGAACACGAAGCCACCTACGCCAAGATGTGTCTAGTCAACAAGGCCGTGTATATTGCGAAGTATGCATTTCCTCACGAAGGCGAATGGACTGCTACTGGTAAGCAATTCCAGGAACCCTATGTATTCAAGAAGCTTTTCACGAAGGAGCCAATTGAATTCGAGGACTACGTGCAGACCAAACAGGTCAAGACAGCAATGTATCTGAAGTTCCCGGATGGGGCCCAGCACTTCGTCGGTAAGGTAGGCGCATTCGTGCCGATCAAGCCTGAACGAGGCGGTGCCGAGCTCCTTCGGATGAACAGCGAAGGCGAGATCAAAGACGCCGTCGTTGGTACAAAGGGTTATCGCTGGAAAGAAGCAGAGATGGTCCGATTCATGCATCAGGAGCAGGACGTGGATACGTCTTACGCTGAGATGCTCGCCGATGAGGCAAAACAAGCGATCGAACAATTCGTCGATCTTGAAACACTGTGCCGCTGAGAAAGGAAATCATCATGGCATTCAACAACACCCCCTCCGATCTGGTTATTGAAGACGCTCGTCTGCTCTTCACGAACTTTGCCGGGTCTCCGACGCGTTTTAACCAGGACGGTGGCAAGCGCGAGTTCTCGGTCGCAATCCCTCTGAACCTCGTCGAGGATCTCGAGCGAGATGGCTGGAACGTCAAGTATCGCAAGAACCAGGACGGCGAATTCGACCCCGAGCGTCCTTACCTCGGCGTCAAGGTCTCGTACAAGTTCCATGCGCCGTCCATCTGGCTGGTTACCGGTGGTCGCAAGCAGCTCCTCAATGAGGACACTGTTGGGACCCTGGACAACATCACGATCAAGACTGCCGATGTAGTCATCCACCCGTCGGTGTATGACATCCGTGGTCAGAAGGGTATCTCTGCGTATGTGAAGGAGCTGTATGTCGTGATGGACGACGAGTCGGCTTCCTTCGCGGCGAAGTACGCGGATCTCGACTGATCATATTTTAAGACGGGGGTGGGCTGTGAAAGGTCTGCCCCCGTCTTAGACAAAAGGAGTGACTCATGTACATTGAAGATTCCGAAAACTGGTCTACTGTTCCAGGATTCGAGCACTACGAAGCAAACCGTCTCGGAATGATCAAGCGTAAGGATACTGGCGTAGTCCTGAAACCATTCAAGCGTCGAAACAGCACGTCGCGATATGTGCGACTGTACACGACTCCCGGTGAGGCTCGCGAACGCTCGGTCGCATCGGTGATCTGGGCTGCCTTCTACAAGAGGTGGCCCGACAGGGGTCTATGCGTCTGTCACGCAGACGGAGACCTCGAGAACAATTCGCTCGACAACCTATTCCTGGGTACTCGATCGGATGTCCGAAAAACACAGCGGCGTCGAGATGATATCATCTGGGCGCAGCTACAAGAGGAAGGAGAACTGGTTCTATGAGTAACTGGTTCGAAACCATAGTTCCAAACGACCGTACATGGACTCGTGATAATATCAGCATCACGAAGACTGTCAAGACGGGTGACGCGACTGACATTGCACGTTACCTTTCTACAGTACTTGAACGTACGGATGATCCCAATCTTAATGGCGACAACTTCACCGCGGTTGTTAACATCAAGAACGGCTTCATCCCGGTCAACGGCGACTACTCTGGCTTCTCGATTCAGATCAAGGGTACAGTCATGGGTGAACAGGTCGACAAGACTGTCAACGGTAGTTCCGACCCGATTACTACCGAGTACGTCTGGTATGTCCGAAAGATCACGTTCGTTGTGAATGGTCGCCAAGCCAATGACCACACCAAGGAAACTGTGATCGACGCCGGCGACGACTGGATCATGCGCGCCACAACTCACGGCAATGAGGAAGAACCCGGATTCGGCAAGGGCGCTAAGTATGGCTCGTGGTGGGCCAACAACGCCGAATTCAACCCGAAGATCAAGACTGCTTCCCGGATTTCTATCAAGGAAGCGCTTAGGAAAGACCCTGGAACGGAGCGACTCTGATGACACAGATTCCCGCAAACACTAAAGCTCAGCTCAAGACTCCTGGGGCTCAGTTCAACCGATATCCTGACACGGAGTCGGTTATTAACCGTGGCGTCCTTGCGCTCGCCAAGAAGGCGGTTGGTAACGATATCAAGGACGACGAGCAGTACACGATCCGTATCAACTTCCAGAACGGTCGGATCGTTGGAGATGAGGCTCAGCCTCGCCTGTCTGTGGAGCTTCTTAACGGTCGCTCCGCTACATCTCAAATTGGAGTCAAGTCGAATTCGTCCGAAGTCTTCCTCGAAATCAAGTCTTTGGGTATTGAGGGATTCGACCCGATCACGAACGGTGACTCTTGGGTCGCTCGCGTTAAGCTGGATGGCGATACAGTGAAAACCGCATATGTCAACCAGAATTTCAGCGAAGAAGACCGAGAACTCATCGAGGCGGCCCTACTTCGAGGGTTCTTGCCTCAGGTTCAGATGTGATACAAGATAGGAGATATTCAACATGGCATTCAAGACGATGATGGGTCCTGACCTCAGTGAGACCAAGGAGACGTTTGATACTCCGCCGCGAGATAACCCGCCAGTCGACTTCTCGCCTCTGGTGTTGACGGGATATGACGCGACCATCGATGGGGTACATTCGTATCTGAAGGACGGCTACTGGTATGTCGACTGGATGGAATGTACTTCACTTTTTGGCCACACTACCATCAGCGCGATGAGTCCGTTCTCATGGGAATGGATTGCTCGCTGCTCGGTTGCGGGTGGTGGATGGGTTCGCGAGAACGTCGAATTCTACCACGCGATCCCTGAAGAGATTCGCGAGCGGTTGTCGTGTCTCCTATTCGATGACGATGACGAATAAACTATATTCGCATCAGGAAGAGGCCCTGAGGCTCCTGCATAGTGGTAAAGTCCTAGTCGGCGGTGTCGGCTCGGGTAAGTCACGTGTGGGGGCCTCATGGGCCCTTTCGAAGGCGGACGCAAAGAAGATCGTTGTGATCACCACTGCGCGTAAGCGAGACTCACTTGAATGGGAGGGTGAGTTCGCTGCGCTTGGTGCCAATTGCGATGAGGTGAAGATCGAGAGTTGGAACAATGTCTCGAAGTTTGCGGATTACCACGATCATGTGTTCATATTTGATGAGCAGCGTGTTGTTGGATCTGGTGCTTGGGTTAAGAGTTTTCTCAAGATATCGAAGCACAACCTGTGGATTTTATTGAGCGCAACACCGGGGGATACCTGGCTTGACTACGTGCCCCTGTTCATCGCGAATGGGTTCTACAAAAACAGGACTGCATTCTCGGAGCAGCACATCGTCTGGGATCGGTTTGCGAAGTATCCTAAGGTGAAGAGATTTATCAATACTGGTGTTCTCGAATCTCGCAGACGGCGCATCATCGTGCCAATGCCTGCCGAGAGACATACGAGACGCAATCGCAAGGATATTTATGTACCCTTCGATCGAGACGAATACGATCTAATCGTTAAGAAGCGGATGGATCCTTGGACAAAGGAACCTATTCGAAATGCTGCGGGAGTGTGTTATGCTCTCCGACGTAGTGTGAACTCTTCTGGCAACAGATTAGATCAGTTGCGCAATATTGTTGCGAAGCGACACAGAGTGATCGTCTTCTACAACTTCAACTATGAACGAGACGAGTTACTGAAACTCAAGGACAAATTCGTAGTAGCTGAGTGGAACGGTCACGCACACGAACCAATACCTGAGGGGGACTCTTGGGTATATTTGGTTCAATACACGGCGGGGGCTGAGGGATGGAACTGTATCGAGACCGATACGGTCGTGTTCCACAGCCTCAACTACTCATACAAGGTGTTGGAGCAGGCGGAAGGTCGTATCGACCGCATCAACACACCCTACACTGACTTGTGGTACTACTACTTCAAGTCGGAGTCTGGAATCGATTCCGCTATCTCGAAAGCTGTGGCTGAGAAGGCCACGTTCAACGAGCGCGTATTCGCTCACAATCTGTAAAGGAGCGCCATCATGGCACAGAATCTGGTAATGTTCGATCCCGCCGACAACGAGTGGTGTGTTATCTGTCGTATTGGGAGCATTGGAGATACTCCTAAGACCACCGTCGCATTCTACAAGACTCGAGATGAGGCAAACGAGGCCGCGGCAAGTCTGCGAGAGAAGATTGACATCCCAGTCAATATTCAGATCTTCCAGTATTCGTACGCGAAGGATGAGATGGATATTTTGAAGCTGTTGCTACTGGATGGTATTGATATCGCAGTCAGGTACATGATGGGCTGAATAATGGCTTGGTCCAAAGATGTGTGGTGTTTACTTACGGTTATCAAGTTACCGGATGAACTCAAACCGCTTGTTGTTCTGAGCATTCATAGGAATAAAGGAGAGGCTCAGATGCTTTCGAGTAGGTTGGTCAGAAACGGACGTTGGCCGGCTACTACGCGTTTGATGAAATACACGCGCTATATTCGTGACCTCATGGAGGGTGATGTCCTCTGTTGTCACAAGATTGATATGATCCTGAACTACTACGAAAGGGAGTGTAATATCGATGTTGTTCGGGAAGTCATTCGAGAAGCTCATTAATCCGACATTTTCTCTCGAAGAGACTAAGGCTGGAACGCGGGCTAAACTGACAGTACTTGTGGACGATGGCGTGAACCCTCCGTATGAGAGTTACGTGTCGTACATTATCATTCCTGAACTATTCGAGAGATTCGGGTTGATGGCGTATGCTCATACTCATACTGCTCTTCTAAAGGAGATCTGCAATACGAATCTGAGACCACCCGAGCCTTGTATGTGCAAGTCGGCGGCGTGGATTAAGATGCACCCGAGTGACGAGGTGGAATACTGGAGTACGTTGGATGGTCATAGGTATCCCAGGCCTCATACAAAGGGTTGTCCGAAGAATCCCAAGAACAGGAAGAAAGATGATTGATACCGTTGTCTGTGGAATTGACCACCATCGTGAGTGGATGTTGCAAGTGATTTCTTGTGATTGTATCACGGGAGGTCGTAAGGACTTCATGTGGTTCTTCAACACTCGGGCTGAGGCTGAAACTCATCTCGAACAGATTACTAGTAGAACGGGCACGAACATGATTATCAAGATTATTAAGGTTCGAGCGTTTGAACATTTCGGACTGGACTTCGAACAGATTGGAAAGGAGAATTGAAATGTTCGTTGTGCAATTTGAATACGAAATTGTAGGCGAAGGATTTGTCGAATCTTGTGAAGGTTTTGGCAAGTTGAGTGAAGCTCGCGATTTTGGCCACAATGTGATCGATGAGCTTTTCGATGAACTCGGAGAGGGTGTCGAAATCGACGATGCCACTGTTCGAGTTTGGTACACAGGTGGTGGAGAGACCACCGAGACTCTTGAGAAGGAAGAAGACTGAAATGAATGCTGATTACTCGACTGCTGTTATTGGACACCCTGAGCGTATGATATACCGATTCTCGATCGTCGGATATTTATTCGGACGAGAGTTGTGGAGGAAGACGTTCTTCTGCGACAACAAGGAACGTGGGGTTGTCCACGCGGAGTGGTACCTCAAGAACTGTGTGGCGAGCATTGCGTGCGATCGGTATAGGGTTGAATTCTTCGATGGGGAGGATACTCGTACCGTGCTTGGTGGACGGGCTCCTAAGAAGAAGGATCCTTGGAGGGCTGATGTGGCTGACGTCCTGAGGACCTACTCTCCTTGGGATACGACTTTCAAGGGTGCCGTTAATCAGGCGGGCTGGAAGGAGCGTCACGGTGTGTCTCGGGTTCGTAGCGCGGCCATGCGTGTCGGCGTTGGAGCAGGAAGGCACTGATGATGGACAACGATATTCCTACGATGTGTGTCATTCGAGGATTCATCGGGGGTCGACAGGTGGTTGAGCGCAAGGTTCAAGTCGAGTCTCAGAATGAAGCTTGGTTGGTCGCCGCCACATATTTTGGATGCGATGCTCCTTATTCTGAGTGTGATCGATACACGGTTGACACCTATTGGTTCTAATAGAACCTTCGTTTGATGGGTGGGGGATCTCTTAAATGGGGTCCCCCGCTCGTCAAAAGAGACTTGGATTATCATTTTTTTGCCTTATTTTAAGTGGGTATATGGTAAGTGGGTATGTTCATTTTTGTCAAAAATGACATCAAGTGGGTATGTAGGTCTGAGTGGGTATGTGTTTATGACGCGAAATCTCTTGACAGTTTTGACAAATTTGTCGTTTTTGAAACGGAAGTGACAACCACTTTTTCGTTGGAATGGCAACGAAAAGTGTATGTACTTGTCAATTTGTCACTTTTTTATATATAATATAACATTTATTATATATATTTATAATATCGCGAATAAAAACGACAAATCAAGTTTCATAGCTAATGTTTACCAAATCTTTACCTTAGTACTA